CTCGCCACCTGGCTCGGTTGTGAGCAGGGTCGAAAACGCTTCCTCGATTTTCTGGATGATTGGTCGGAGAGTGTGAGTAACAAACGCAATGTTGTTCTGCTCGACCGATGAGTAAGTGTTTGTGCCTGGTAGTCCCAGTAGGTGCGGTGGGATGTTGAACGCGCGAGCGACATCCTCGACCGCCAGACGGCGAGAGTCTAGGAACTGAGCCTTGTCGTTCTCAATGTTGGTGGCAACGAACTTAGCGCCACCCGAAAGAACGCCGACCTTGTGCGACTTGCGGAATCCACCATGGCGAGCCGAGAATCCGTCTGCCAAGTCCTTAGCCTGCTCTGGCGATAGGTTGCCAGGGAACTCGATGTGACCTGCGGCAGATACACCTTGACCGAAGAAACGAGCGGCATAAGACTCTAGCGCTATGGCAAGACCAAAGTTTTCCTTTAGTGCTTCCACGCGGGATACGCCTCGAATGTGTCCAGGTCGTAGAACATCTACAACATGAAGCACCTGATCCTGCCCTAGCATCTCATCGGTGTTCTGGATGCGATACATTACGCGACCGATTGAGTTGCGAGTGACCTCGACATCGAGTGGCGATAGAACAACTAGATTCACCACGCGGCCCGAGTCATTGCGGTAGATACGCACGAACGCATTTCCGTCAAGGAGCAAGGACACGATTACGGCGTTGTAGAACGGTGCTTTGCTAATCAGGTCTACATCTGGTCGGTCTACCCAAGCTGGCTTTGGTCGGAACGCTCTGCGCTCTCCGTCAATGCGAATGTAAGCGTCAATAGGTAGGGTCGAGATTGTGTCGGCGATCAGCGAGACAGCCGAGAAGATGGCGTTGACCTTGAACACCGAATCCTGCGTGACATAAGTGCCGGACTGGTTTCCGAGGATAGCCTCGTCACCGCTTCCCCAAAGTGTCTGGAAGCTGATTGACCGCCTATTTAGCAGCCTGTCGAAAAAGTTTGCCATGTCGCCTTCTAAATAAAGAACTGAGGAACCAGCGGCTCATCTTCCATTCTACTAGCCGTTGCCCTATCGAATGACAGAACTGCGGCTACCGCTGCGTCAATGCGTCTTTGTGAGTTTCTGTTTTCCTTTACGATGCGAGGGCCAAGGTTGTCAATCTTGATAACCGCGTTGCTCAAATGGCGAGCTAGTAATGGGTTGCCATCGTGAATCATCTTGCCATCTACCACCGCGTCATAGAACTTTGCGCAAGCTGGAACCATACGGCGAGCGTTAGTCGAAGGGTATTCCACAATCGGGTAGCCCTCGTCTGCCAGTAGTTGCATTGTGCGAGTCCAGCGGTAAGGGTCGCAGGCAATCTCTTTCACGCCAGGGTTATCTCTAACGAATTGGCGTATGCGTTCTTCGACCTCGAGGACATCTACGCGCCAAGTGTCGTCATGGATGTTCGGGTCTTTTTCCCAAGCGCCAACGATTCCGACCTGCGGGACTTCCTCGATGGTGGTGTAAGTCACAACTGTCGCGTCACCGGAAAACGAGCCGTCAAGCCCTAAAACATACTCTTTGCCCTCTAGTGAGGTCTCGCCTGCGCAAGTGTCCCACGAGCCAGTAGGTAGCCAGCTAACGGCACTTGAGACCCATTGGTTACAGCGCTTTGTGCGGAACTCGGGTTCGGGAGTGCGGCGAACGGCTGATTCAAAGTCCTCGGCGGAACAGATGTCGCCGAAGCCAGGATTCGCTATCTGCCACGCTTGAGGGTCGCGGTGATCCATTTCAGCGGGTGCTTCCCACCATGCCATGAAGAAGGATGGGTCATCTATCTCTCCGCGAGCGACCTTCTGACCATACTGATACAGACTGTAACAAATGCTATCTTGTCCGTCATTTCCAGTCTTTACGCCGGCTGTGCTAATTGCGATAAGTTGTGCGGACTTGCGAGCGCCCATGGCGAGCGACATGACATCGAACAGTTCGCGGTTTGGCTGAGCGTGTAACTCGTCAAAGACTGTCAGGCTGGGATTTAGTCCTTCTTTTGAATACGCTTCCGCCGAAAGAACACGATAAACCGAACCCGCCTTCGGTAGCTCGATGGCATCGCGGTAGAGCTTCGTAATCGCGCTCAATTCTGGTGAGGCTTCAATCATGCGTTTAGCATCAGCGAACACGATGCGAGCCTGTTCCTTTTCCGCTGCGACAGAGTAAACCTCAGCACCTTTAGCACCAAGCACCAAGCCGTATAGCCCAAAGATTGAGGCCAATGCGCTTTTGCCGTTCTTTCGGCTTACGCCCACGAGTGAGATTTTTGCTCGGTAGGACTCTCCATCACCGGCAAAGATGTGGCGGATTAGTTCCTTTTGCCAGTCGCGCAAAACGAGTGGTTCGCCCGCTCGACCTGCTACTGAGTCTTTTGTAATGACACCAAACGCTTCGGCAAAGTCAATAACAACCTCACCTTCGCCGTTCTCTATGTCAGTCTGCGGAACTGGGGTCAGCCATTGTGGAGGCCACACGCTTTGCCTTTCGTTCCATTAGTTCTTCCAGCTTAGTTTGCGCTTTCACTTCCGCCACGCCTAGCTTGCTGCGATCAGCGGGACTGAACCCGAGAAGCGATAGTTGTGAAACGATTTGACGGTCTAGTTCGCGAAGGCCACGCCGTAATCGTGAATCGTCAGTCTGCATTACCTTGACGCGCAGGTTCCAGCGTTCGTCAATCATTTCGCAGGTCATGAGTAGTAGCTCGGTGTCGGTGTTTGGACTTATCCAAGTCGCGCCCATTCCCCATACTTTGTCCCAAAGCTCGCGACCGTATTTGAGCAAGGGTCGGTGCGGTTCTGGCGCTTCGGTGACCATGGGGATTGCAATAGTCCCGCTGGGAAGTGCGCGCTTCCCTGGGTTGCCAAGTAGTCGCTTTTGCTCGGTTGGCTTAGATGGTCTACCGGCTGGCATTGACTAGCTCCGCTTTTTGACCAGTTAGAGTCTCCCAGCGCTTGATGATGACATCGCAATACTCGGGGTTCATTTCCATTGTGTAGCAACGCCTTCCAGTCTGCTCCGCACCTATCAAGGTTGCCCCTGATCCTGCGAACGGTTCTAAGCAAAGTCCACCTTCGGGAAGGCTTGACCGCATGACCCTCGCCATCATGGCAACAGGCTTAGGCGTTGCGTGGCCGTGCCTATCACTTGAAGGCACTACGTCATAGCTCCAAACGTCTGTCATGTTGTCATGCACGTTATCAAAATAAGCGCGGGTTTCATAAAAGTCCTGCTTGAGCTTCTCGTAGTCCTGCTTGAGCTTCTCGTAGTCCTGCTTGAGCTTCTCGTAGTCCTGCTTGAAAGCTTTGCCTTTTGCCTCTTGCTGGATAAGCTCATAGTTTTCTTTAGTAATAAAAGCCCATTGGCTTTTAGTTACCCAATGTGACGCTGTGGATTTTAGGTTCGTTATCTCGTTAAGTTTTCTTGTATTCCAACCCATTGAAAGCATCTCGCCCTCAAGGTATAACCTCAAGGGTTCCCAGCCTTCCCAGTAGTTATCAGAATTGGTGTTGAAGCCCTGAACGCCGAGCATAAAGAATAAACATCTTTCGGTAGCCGTTGGGAACATGCGGTGTTTATCTGAGTTGATTCCCTGAGCTAAATTCTTATGCCAAGTAATTTCGTTTCTGAAGGTCAGCGGTTCGCTTTGTCCAAGACCGCCTTGATACCATAGCCGCCAAAGCTCGGGGGCATTGCCCCAAATGTAAGCGCTGCCATTGTTTGCAAGATAAGGCCTAAAGGCTTGCCACCAATCCATTTGGAATTTATCGAGCTTGTCTTTGTAGAGGTTGTCATTAGCAACCCCATCGCCTTCTTTCCCCATGCCGTAAGGTGGATCTGCGTGCAAGAGCTGTGCAACTTCTCCGTTAGTTAGTTTTGCAACGTCGTCTTTATTTGTAGAGTCGCCACACATAACCCTGTGATTGCCAAGCTTCCAAATATCGCCATAGGCAACCCGCTTAGGTGCAAGCTCAGGCACTTCGGTTTCTTCAATTTCTTTTATTTCTTCAATCGGTGCAAAAACGTCGAAACCAAACTGTTCAACATCAAACCCCGCCGCTGTCAGCTCTTCTAACTGCGCTCCCAGAATCTCTGGTGACCAGGCCGCAAGCTCGGCGGTGCGGTTGTCGGCAAGTGCGAAGGCTTTGATTCGGTCTGCATCCCAGTCGGCAGGAACTCGCACCGCGTCTATCTCAGTCCAGCCGAGCGACTTGGCGGCGGTTAGTGTGCCGTTGCCCGCGACTATGGTGTTGTCTTGTGCAATGACGATTGGCTTTCGCTGACCGAACTGCGTAAGGCTTCCCGCGATCGCCTCAAGGTTTGCGTTGTCATGCTTGCGCGCGTTGTTTGGATCGAGCTTTAGTTGCTCAATGCTAAGTCGTTCAATTTTCATTTCTCCCCTTCCGGCAACTTGCGTTCAATCAAGTCGCGAATGTATTTCGGTGACCACGCTGATCCTGAATGGTGATTCTCTAGCATGTCAAGTAGAGCAAGGATTCGCTTCCGCTCTCTATCCTCGCCTTGCTTTCGGTAGAACTCTCTGACCGGTTCGCCTGGTGTTGTCATGTCCCCTACATCTTGTGCCTGCGTAGGTTTTAGGCACTACATCTAGTGTAATCGAAAACCGATAATTTCGCGGTCATGTGCGCGATAG